TTAGGACAATATGATGTGTTAGAGGCGATAGAGGAATACGTAAAAAAGAACTATGGTTTTGAACTAGACTGTTATAATCAGCTAGAGGAGTATCCGACAATATCATACCTTAAACGTATCTATGCTCCAAAGAAGCACAAAAATGGTAAGGTTATGAAACACCCAGACTACGGTTATGTGCTGAGTGAGGTTGTAAAGACTGAACAAAAGTATATTTCCTTTGGTGAGGATTGTGATTTTAGTTTTTACATAACAGGAGAGTAGTATTCATTAGATGAATAATGGGTATAACTTTTAATGATTGAGGTTATGCCCTAATTCATGTTATACTATACTTATGTATTAAAGGAAAATATTTAATATATAATTATAGTATTAACCAAACGATTCTTAAGTTATACATAAGGGTCATTCACTAAGCTAGAGAAAAAGAGGTAGTAACTATGGCAGTATTAGAAGGTCTATTGGCGTTTGAAAACTTGGAAGAGCATGAGATGTATCAAGGNCAGTCAACTGGTAAGTTCTCAGTTGTCCTAACCTTGGACGAGTCAACTGCTGACGAGTTGGTAGGAAAAGGTGTAAAGTTGCGTGAGTATGAAGGCGCAAAGCAAAGGAAGTTCTCAACTAAGTACAGTGTCCCTGTGCTTGATGCAGAAGGAGGGTCTTTTAAGGGACGTATTGGCAGAGGTTCTAAAGTTCGTGTCCTGTACGCAGAGGGTACTCCTCATCCTGTACATGGTACTTCAGTCTATCTCAATAAGATTAAGGTCTTAGAGCAAGCTGAAGATACTGGTGGAGAGGACTTCTAAATGACATCCTCGTTTGTCCGACATGAGCCNTGCCCTAAGTGTGGCTCAAGGGATAACTTGGCGAGGTACTCCGATGGTCACGCCACCTGTTTTTCAGGTGGTTGTGGCTACTATGAGAAAGGGAATGGTCAGGTTATAGAACAAGCAACACAAAGAAAAGCGAGGCATTTGGAAATGACAGGAACAGTAGCGGCAATCCCTGACAGGAGAATAAGCCAAGAGGTGGCTAAGAAGTACGGAGTCACCGTTGAGTTTGCCCCTGATGGGAAGGTCAGTAAACATCATTACCCATACCACGACAAGGACTCAGGTGCAGTGTTAGGCACTAAGGTACGCATCGTGGACAACAAGAACTTTTATGCTACAGGAGAATTTAATAATGTTGGGTTGTTCGGTCAACAAGCTTTCAAGGGTGGCGGTAAATACATTACGGTCACAGAGGGCGAGGCAGACGCACTTGCAGTTCACGAAATGTTTGACGGAAAATGGCCTGTTGTCTCCATTAGAAGTGGCTCAAATGGAGCATCAAAAGACATTAAAGAAAACCTTGAGTGGTTAGAGTCCTTTGAGAACGTAGTCATTTGTTTTGACGCAGATAAAGCAGGGCAGTTAGCGGCTAAGTCTGTCCTTGATTTGTTCACCCCTAACAAGGCAAAGAATGTCGTATTGTCCATGAAGGACGCAGGGGATATGCTCAAGGCTAACAAGGTCACTACCTTTGTTCGTGAGTGGTGGAACGCTAAGTCATATCAGCCCGATGGAATCATTGCAGGTAATGAGACTTGGGATTTAATCATTAAGCAATCCGATGTTAAGTCCATACCCTATCCTTGGGCTTGTCTGAATGAGTACACCTATGGGTTCCGTCCGCGTGAGTTAGTCACGATCACTAGCGGTAGCGGTATGGGTAAGTCTCAAATGGTACGTGAGTTAGAGCATTACCTGTTAGGTGCTACGGAGGACAACATAGGCATCCTAGCGTTGGAGGAGGACATACCTAAGACAGCATTAGGCATCATGTCCATTGAAGCTGAGAAGCAACTACATCTTAACCAAACTATCTCTGAGGAAGAGAAGAAGAGTTATTGGGATAAGACGTTAGGCTCTGGGCGTATCTATATGTTTGATCACTGGGGTTCTACTAATGAGGACAACCTACTTGGGCGCATACGTTATATGGCTAAAGGGTTGGACTGTAAGTGGATCATCCTTGACCACCTAAGCATTGTGGTCAGCGATCAGGACAATGGGGACGAGCGTAAAGCCATCGACAGCATTATGACTAACCTTAGAAAGCTAGTTCAGGAGACAGGTGTAGGGCTATTCCTAGTATCACACTTGCGTAGACCTAGCGGCTCAAAGGCGCATGAAGATGGCGGTAAGATTAGTTTAGGAGAACTCAGAGGTTCAGCGGCTATTGCACAGCTAAGTGATATGGTCATTGGACTTGAACGAGATCAGCAACACGCTGACCCTGAGACACGGAACACCACAACAGTTCGTGTACTCAAGAACAGATTTGTTGGACTCACTGGTGCGGCTTGTTACCTTTACTATGATAAAGAGACAGGTCGGATGATTGAAACTAGTTGCCCTATGGGTGAAGAATCGGAGTTTTAATTATGAAACAGTTTGTACTTGACATTGAAGCCAATGGCCTTGACCCTGATACCGTGTGGTGTATTGTTGTGCAACAGCTAGGAGGACACGATGATCCCTTAACTTGGTCAGGAGACAGACTACCTGAATTTATAACTTGGTTACAAAAACAGGACGAGTGCGAACTAATTGGTCACAACCTTATAGGGTATGACATACCTGTACTGGAGAAAATACTGGCGGTAGACTTTAGCAAGTGTAAAATAACTGACACACTGGTAATGTCCCGACTAGCTAATCCATCAAGAGAGGGTGGTCATTCCTTAGATAACTGGGGTACTGTACTTAATTGCCCTAAAGGAGATCATAATGTTTGGGATGTTTTTTCGTATGATATGTTGGAGTATTGCATACAGGACGTTAGAGTTAATGCGTTGGTGTACAAGAGATTGCTTTCTGAACTTAGAGGTTTTGAGCCTGAGAGCATTAATCTTGAGCATCAAGTACAAAGCATTGTTACTCAGCAGATTAAACAGGGATGGCTTTTAGACCAAGAAAAAGCTTATCATTTACTGGCTACACTAAAGGAGAAGAAGAATGACCTTGAAGACGAAGTGCATCAGGTTTTCAAACCACTGCCAACATTTGTCAAAGAGATTACACCTAAGATTAAGAAGGACGGTACACTCTCCGTTGTTGGGCTTAAGTTCCTTGGCGAACAATGGCAAACAGCAGTAGCACCCTTTAGTCGCATAGATTTCCCTGTGTTTAATCTAGGCTCAAGACAGCAGATAGGCAGACACTTGCAATACTATGGGTGGAAACCTAAGCAATTCACTGAGACAGGACAGGCCATCGTTGATGAGGCAGTGCTAGGTACAGTGAAGGGCATACCACAGGCCGCTTTGATAGCTGAGTATCTTATGATACAGAAGCGTGTGGCTCAGGTACAGAGTTGGCTAGAGGCTGTTAAGGAGGACGGTAGAGTNCATGGNTATGTCAACGCTAACGGTGCAGTGACAGGACGTATGACTCATTCAAGTCCCAACATGGGTCAAGTACCTGCGGTTTACTCACCGTACGGTAAGCAGTGCAGGGACGTATGGACAGTACCAGAAGGTTACAAACTTGTAGGTATGGACGCAAGCGGTCTTGAGTTACGGATGCTTGCACATTACATGAATGACGAGGGCTATACAAATGAAATTCTCACAGGAGACATTCACACGGCAAATCAGTTGGCTAGCGGCCTTGAAACTAGAGATCAAGCAAAGACTTTCATATACGCTTTCCTTTATGGTGCAGGAGATGCCAAGATCGGAAGTATCGTTGGAGGAACTGCAAAGGATGGTAAACGACTTAAGGAAAAATTCCTTGGAAATACGCCATCTCTTGGAAGACTACGAGAGCGAGTTGGAGTGGCATCTGGAAGAGGCTATGTTCTTGGCTTGGATGGGCGAAGGGTCTATGTACGGTCACAACACGCGGCACTGAATACTTTGTTGCAATCCGCAGGGGCTATTGTTATGAAGAAAGCCTTGTGTTTGTTGGATGAATATGCAACTAAGTGGAACATTAACTATAACTTTATAGGAAACATACACGATGAAATCCAGACAGAGGTTAGAGAAGAGAAATCAGAGGTTTTCGGAAGACTTGCAACCAGTTGTGTCGAAGCCGCAGGACTCCACTACAAACTCAACTGCCCTCTCGCAGGGGAATTTAAAGTTGGAGATAGTTGGGCAGACACCCACTAAAGATTGTATTGATTGTGGTACAGGGCTTGTTCTGGGAGAGAACTGGACAGAAGCTAGGGATAGACAGGGTAAGTATGTTTGCAAACCTTGTTGGCATATGAGAGACTCCCAACGTATGTGGGTGAATGGGAAGGAAGTTAAGAAGACACACCCTCTGTACAAAGCAGGGAGATACAAAGGTTTTGAGGAAGCGGCCTTTAGTTCCTTGGAAAACTACAAGGAGAGTGCGGAAGGTGAGGTGTACATCATAACTAACCCTGCATGGGATGGTTGGGTCAAGGTAGGCATGGCTGTGGACGCGGAGGATAGGTTAAAAAACTATCAAACCTCTTCCCCTTTCAGAGATTATGTGTTATACTATAGTTATAATACTGATGATAGACGTAAGGCTGAATCTACAGCCCACTCAAGATTAGAGCAGTTGTTTGAAAGGAATAACGAGTGGTTCAAATGTACACCACAGGAAGCCAAAGGAGTTTTACATGAACAACAACAAGACAACGGATAACTTGGTGCAAGACATCTACGATCTAATGGTCAGCAAGGATGCTGATTCATCCGTAGACGTTGAGGCAGAGATAGATAAGTTCGGTGAAGGTGTTAAGGCTCTTATGCGTACAGAGTTTGGACAGGAGAAGCGTAAGGATAACCGTAAGCTACGCCTGTCTAACATTGGACGCACTGATCGCTACCTTTGGAATCACTTTAATGGAACTGAGGGCGAGGACATTCTGCCCCATACGTATGTAAAGTTTATGTACGGTCACTTGATTGAGGAGATGTTGTTATTCCTTACTCGTATGGCAGGACACTCAGTTACCGATGAGCAGAAGGTGTGTAAGGTAAACGACATTGTAGGTCACATGGACTGTAAGATTGACGGTGTTGTTACTGATGTTAAGTCTGCCAGTAGCTATGGGTTTAAGAAGTTCAAGGATGCTACTTTAGTTAATGATGATTCTTTTGGTTACATAGATCAGATCAAAGCTTATGCTAAGTCTGAAGGAGAACGTCAGGTAGGTTGGCTAACGATGGATAAAGCCAATGGACATTTAACTTATCTTAAGTATGACTTAGATGACACTGACAACGATAAGCTTAAGGAAGACATTGGGGATCGTGTTGATCACATCAAAGCTTTAGTTTTAGGCAATGAGCCAAAAAAGTATTGTTATGAGCCAGTACCTGATGGTAAGTCAGGCAACATGAAGTTAGCTGTAGGTTGCTCCTACTGTCAGTTTAAAAAACATTGCTACCCAGACTTAAGAGTATTTAACTATTCCTACGCTCCTAAGTTTCTCTGTAAGGTAGTTAAGGAACCTAACGTACAGGAGATCATACTAGATGAAGAAGGTTTTTAGATCGGGACTTGAGTCTGCTCTTTATGATCAGCTTAATAAAGAGTTTGAGTATGAGCCTTACAAAGTACCTTACATTATACGTAAGAATTATCTCCCAGACTTTGTACATGAAAGCAAGAAGATATTGATTGAGGCTAAGGGTTACTTTAGAGTAGGGGACACACAGAAATACACATCCATAAGAGATTCTATCGGAGATTGGGAGTTAGTATTTGTGTTGTCAGACCCTAACAAAAAAGTAAGGAAGGGTAACAAGATAACTATGGGGCAGTGGTGTGATAAAGAAGGTTTTGCTCACTTCACTGTGAAGACAACTAAAGAGTTACTGAAGTATGTGAGGAATAAAAATGTCACTAACACTTGAGGAATTAAAGGAAGAAGTAATCAGGGAGTATGATGTTGTTTTATTGTGTGAAGTGTTGGACATAACCCCTGAAGATATTTTAGATGCTTTTGAAGATCGTTTAATTATTAATAGAGATAAATTCACAGAGGATGATGATTATGAAACTGAATGATGCGACACCTGCTGATTGGGACAGAGTGGCTAGGGAAATACCTGCGATAGACCCTAATGATAGTGTAACATTAAAGCCTTATACGGACATGGCGATGGAAGAGGCTCACGAGAGGCTAGTAAAGGAAGGCTGTACTCAAGACCTTGATTGGGGAGAGGACGTGATCAACAGACCTATACACTACAACACAGGAAACATTGAGTGTATTGAAGCTATAGAAGAGTCCATGTCCTCAGTAGCTTTTAAGGGCTATCTCAAGGGCAACTGTATGAAGTACCTTTGGCGTTATGACTACAAGGGTAAGAGGGGAGAGGACTTACGGAAAGCACAGTGGTATTTAAACAAGCTTACAGAGAAAATAGAAGAGGAGAACACTTAATGGATCAATATCAGCAGTTTATACACAAGTCTCGTTATGCACGTTGGATTCCAGAACATAACCGTAGAGAGACATGGGAAGAAACAGTGTACCGCTACATACAGTTTTGGAGAGACCGTGAGCAAATTACAGTCAAGGAAGGACAGAAGCTATATGACGCTATTCACAGTCAAGCGGTCATGCCTAGTATGCGTTGTATGATGACAGCAGGGGTAGCTTTAGAGAAGGACAATGTAGCAGGGTTTAACTGTAGCTACTTACACATAGACTCACCTCGTAGCTTTGATGAGTTAATGTATGTTCTTATGTGTGGTACAGGTGTAGGCTTTAGTGTTGAACGTAACTTTATTAATAAGCTACCTGAGATTGCTGAAAGCTTTCACAAGACCGACAGTCTCATTGTAGTGTCCGACAGCAAGATAGGATGGGCTTCCGCATTCCGTGAGTTAATTGCTATGCTGTACGCAGGGAAAATACCTCAGTGGGATGTAAGCAGAGTTAGAGGGTCAGGGGAAAGACTTAAGACCTTTGGTGGTAGAGCAAGTGGCCCTGAGCCTTTGGTAGATTTGTTTAACTTCTGTATTGAAGTCTTTCAGAAAGCTAAAGGCCGTAAGCTGACATCCATTGAGTGCCACGATATTGTATGTAAGATTGCAGACATTGTAGTTGTAGGTGGTGTTAGACGTTCAGCATTGATTAGTTTATCTAACCTATCTGATCAACGGATGGCTAAAGCTAAATCAGGGGATTGGTGGAGGAATGAAGGACAACGCGCTTTAGCTAACAACAGTGTAGCATACACAGAGAAACCTGACTTTCAATCGTTCCTGTCAGAAATGCAGACGATGTACGAGTCTAAGGCAGGTGAGCGTGGTATCTTTAGTAGGGTGGCGGCACAGAAGATAGCCGCTAGGAATGGCCGTAGAGACCCTGAGCAGGACTTTGGTACTAACCCTTGCTCTGAGATTATACTACGCAGTAATCAGTTCTGTAACTTGTCTGAGGTTGTTGTACGTTCAGACGATACCCTAAAGACTCTGAAAGCTAAAGTAGAAACAGCGGCTATTATTGGTACGCTACAGGCAACCTTGACTGACTTCAGATACCTACGCAATGTTTGGAAACGTAATACAGAGGAAGAAGCGTTGTTAGGTCTTAGTATGACAGGGATTATGGATCATCCTGTTATAGGTAAAACGTCAGACAAAACCGCAGAGTGGTTGGAGGAGTTAAAGAATGTGGCTGTTAAGACAAATAAGAAATGGGCTGAGAAACTTGGGATTAATCAGTCTGTCGCTATTACTTGTGTTAAGCCAAGTGGTACTGTATCTCAGCTTGTTGATAGTGCCTCTGGTATTCATCCTCGTTTCTCTAAGCACTATATTAGAAGAGTACGTTCGGACAAGAAAGACCCACTTGCGGTCTTTATGGAACAAGCAGGATTCCCAGTAGAACAAGATGTTATGTCACCTAGTTCCTCTGTGTTTAGCTTCCCTGTTAAAGCGCCTAAGTCCAGTACAACAGTGTCTGAAGTAGGTGCAATGGAACAGTTAAAACTTTGGAAGACATATCAGAACTACTGGTGTGAGCATAAGCCAAGTATCACTGTTTATTATACAGACGATGAGTTCTTGGAAGTTGCTCAGTGGATATGGGAAAACTTTGACTTGTGCAGTGGGATTAGTTTGTTGCCAGTTAGTGATCATGTGTATCAGCAAGCCCCTTATGAAGACATCAGTAAGGAAAAGTATCAGGAGTTAATACAGCAGATGCCTATGAATGTAGATTGGAACGACCTTGAGCAGTTTGAGAAGGAAGACAACACTACAGGTTCTCAAGAGTTAGCGTGTACTGGAGGAGCGTGTGAGATAGTGTAGAGTTATAACCTGTTATAAAACTAAAGCCCTTTAGGTTTCCCTAGAGGGCTTTTTTTAATCCTTGTTCTCTTGTCGCTCGTTGTAAGCTTCAGCACCACCACCGAACCAACTGTATAACAACGGCCCGACTAAAGGTACTCCTCTTAGTACAGGTTTAAAGTCAGCCTCTTCTTCAGCAGTCAACTCTATACCTAACGTAACAACAGCATCTATAATAGGGGTGGCAGGAGTGACATAACCTACAGCACCTTCCACTAGTTTACCTTGTTGTAGGTACTTGCTATAAGTGTACTCATTTAAACCGTATGCTCCTAGCAAAGCCCACAAAGATTTAGAAGGTAAATCCTCTGGTCTGACTTCCCTTCCTAAGAGAATGTCCTTAACAGACTGAGTGGATACGTTGGCCGCACTAACATACCCTGCAAGTAAAGCCGCGTTCTTAGAGGCTTGATACTTGTTTCCCTTAGCCCACTCTTGTACTACTTCTCTACGTACAATGTCTAACTGCTTTAAGGTAAAGGACTTAAGCATATATAATATTCTACCGTTAGGCGCACTCAGGTAAGCCTGTGGCATCTCGCTTAGAGAAATAGGTTGTACATCCGATAGCTGATTAAAAGACCACAGCTTAACATTATCAGAAAGTCTACCTGCTTTAAGGTCAGCGATAAAGGAGTCTGTTTCATCCCCTAACATATCTTTAACTTCCCTTCTTAAAGCTTGTTCTCCTTTAGGAGTCTTTACCATTCCTTTAGCTTTTCTTAGTGAGGCATTAATAAAAGTTTCTTTACCTAACCTATCAACTCTTTTAAAACCTGCAACACCCATCAGTTTATTTAAAGCTTTAGCAGTAGCACGTTGATCTCCTAGTGCAAGTTCTTTAGCAATTAAATCATCTATTCCTAAATCAACTATCTTTAAATCTTTAGTTTTAAACATAGCACCAAGAGTATTTCTAAAGCCTTTAAGACCTGACGCTACACCTAAGTCACCAAACTGAGTAATGGCTGATATAGGATTAGCAATAGTTCCCATGTAGCCTAGGTCTCTTATTGTTGACGATCCTTTAGACGGACTTTGCTCGCCTCCTATAAACCTAGCGCTCAACATTTCCTGCAAAGGTAGTTCATCTTCAACCTTGATCTGACCTTCGTCTTTAAGGTCAGTTATTATTTTCCCTATAGACTTATCAGCGTCAAAGTCCCCTGCTTCGTTTATTACGTAGTTGTCTTTCTTCCCTGCCCTACCCATAAACTTTCTTTTCTCTATATCATTGACAGCATTACGAATATACATTGACAGAGATTCTTCAGGGGATGCATAGTTTTCCAATAGCTTATCGTCTAACTGAGTCATGGTTCTTTGCTTGACAAAACGAGGCTTACCACCGTCCGTTGTTTGACGATAACCACGCATGGCTAAGTTAGTGACTCTTGATTTTTCCTCGTTGGTGAGGTTTGAAACAGATTTGTTTTTCTTTTTAGCAAACTCTTCAATCTGTTTGTCTATATATCCTTGCTCTTTCATTCCTAAAGATTTACGTAGGCTGTCATAGTCCTTAACTAAACGTGGGAAATAGTTCTCTACTTCATCAAAGGTATGACCTACTTCTTTTAACTGCTTGCCTAAGTCTTTAAGTACAGGACGTACAGTAATGTTAAAGTTATCAGCTAACTCAGGAGAAAAGGTTTTCATTACACCTGCGGCCTCGTCCAGTTCACCGTTGGCTAAGTGTCTGGATATGGTCGTGTGGGAAGTCTTAGGTAATTGTTTCATACCTACAAAGAAAGGCTCTACTTTCTTAGC